GGCCCGCATTGACGAACTTGATCAAGAGATCGATGAAGCCAGTAATGCGCACCGCGACCTTGTTCGGATCCAGAACGACCTTCAGCGCGAACTTGATAAGCTCGCAGAACAACTCAACAACGACCACCTATGAGCACACCAACCGAACCGGACGTTGACCATGATACCGATGCGCTCATCTCAAACGCTGGTGACATCGGTCCAATCACCATCACACCAGTCAAAGACGGCGACACAATCCTAATACCGTGGCACATGCTCGATGAGGTATCAATCCAGGATCAGCGCATCCAATCGCTAAATCATCGACACATCACCAGACCGCACCCAATGCCGCCTGCATCGATTGCGCTTGACATCTAAACTAAATCCCCCTTAACAATCCCCTTGAATCACAACAGACAACCCACCACAAACCACATCACGCCATGACCGAACCAACACCAACACCGAAACAAAAGCACACCATGAAGCCAAAGAAAGCCAAGACGACCGATAACACAAATGTCACTACCCCCCCCTCAGCACCACACACCCCCTCATCGCCCACTACACCCACCGCACCAGGGACGGAAACACAACCCGAAACGCAACCGCAACCACAACCTCAACGGCTCCAGGACGCAATCAAGGCGCATCAGAACGCCATTGACTTCATCCACACCGCACTTCACCGCACCGACTGCGCAATCCAACTTCTGACGCGCTCCGGATACTTCAGCACCGTCCAACACCTCCAGCAGGCCAGGGTGCATCTGCGCGAGTCGGAACATGAAGCGCAACGCAGCATCGAGCGTATCAAATCAGAAATGACGCGCCCAAATGTTTGACAACTGCATCAATGGTGAACCTGAAACTATGCAACAGCCGTCCGAATTGTCAAACCCCCGTAAAGGAATCTCTTGCAACGACTTACGCACCTAGCGACGGAAACCCGCGCATTTTAGCAACATGAGTGAAAATTTCCAAAAACCAAAAAAGCGACGCGGGCCGGGCGCAAAGGTGAAGGCGATCATAGCTGCGTCGCAAGGTAAGAGACCTCGAAAACAAAAAGCAAAGGCGATACCAGGAAAGCCAAGCCTGTTCGTTTATATGACGGAATTCTGGTCCGTCAGCACGACCACGATTTACCACTGGATCGAGCGGGAATGGGACATCGGGAATCTGCCTGATATGTGCCGGAACATCATCGCATCGAAAGCGAAACCACCGCTGAAGGCAAGAGCACAACACCTTTTGAGCGAACTGCGTAAAGGTCGGACAATCAACTATTACGGGGAGGACTGGACGCTTCCGAAAGAGGAGCACGACCTAAGCCCGACGGAACAGATTGCCGACGTGATGCCGCCGGAGTTCACGACCGTGCAGCCGATGACGCTTGATGAAGCGTTCGAATACTATGGGCGTCAGATGCGACTAGCGACGGACGCGAACGACTTCACCTCAATTGCGCAATGGCATGAGCCATTCAAGGAGATCGCGGCTGCATACAGGCAGGCAAAACTTGCCGAACAGAAACTCGGGATTGACAGTCTTGAGATCATCACGCGCGAAAACTTCACCCGGTTGCTTTGGATACTTGCGTGGTGTTGTTGTTCGCGAGCGGATACGATCACAACCCGCATCGCAAAGGCGGCGACGAACAAGAAAACACCGTCAGACGTTTACCGGGTTGTGCATCCAATCGTATTTCAAATGGCCTTCGAGAGCCCGTTTGTCGAGATCCAGGCTCAAGCAATGGATATCGGTTTGCCGGATTGGGTCATCAATGAGCTTCGGGATACGTTCGCGGCATACGTTGCAAACGGCGAAAAGCTTCTCGATCGCTTCATCGCATTGAGACAATCGACAAAACAAAAGGCACAGGAATGATAATCGGACCGACCGAGTTTGCAGAGCGTAATATCCACATGCGGGACGGTCTGTTTAACCGCATGGACTTCCCTGCAATCGTTGGACCACTTGAATGGCAACACAGGCACAAGGGGCAAACCGTCATTGTGTTGGGTGCAGCGCAGGGATTTAAGACGATCATGCAGAGCATCCAAGCAATCTACCGGATGCATACAGCGCATGGGGATTGCGGATGGTATCTCGATGTTGAGGATACCATGAAGGATGTCATTGACCAGAAGTTTGCACCGTTTTTTGATACACAGGAACGAATCAAGGCCGTTGCATCGGTCAATTTCAAGAATCAAAAGCGCATTGCACAAGGGATTTTCAAGTTCTACTCTGCGAACCGCAAAGGGGATCGGCAATCGAAATCTCTGCGTTATGTCGCATGCGATGAAGCGCACCTTTACAGACCTGCACAATTGGGGGAGATCGCAAATCGTGTTACCGGGTATCAAGGGCTTTTTAACACATGTATCACGTCAACGGGAGGTGAAAAATCCACCGAGTTTACGGAAATGTGTGATCAGGCCACCGAATATCATTGGATGCCACCTTGTGAGCATTGCGGTAAACCGATGACCTATGAAGTGTTTCCGCGAAAGCCTATTCCGTTTGAGGCCGGGATTCCAGGTGAGGTTTACGAGATCGAGGGCAAGCAATTTGTTAAGCCATTTGGGGGGCTTCGGTTTCCAACGGATGATGAGGTATGGAGTGATGCCGGGATATTGCGTGAGTCATACATTCTTGGAAATCTGTATTACGAGTGTCCACATTGCGGACACCGGCATGCATGGGATCAATCAGCGCGAAACGAGCGAAACAGGAAATGTTTGATCGACTGGAACCGACACAAGCCCGGCTGGCATGGCTATCAGCTCGCAAAAGAGGGGGTGTCGGATACGATCCTTTTCCACTATTCCGGTCTCTATCACATGGATTGGTTCGACCTAGCGAAACAATGGTTGAAGGCTGTTCGCGCTCGGAACCGCGGTGACTGGAGTATGGTTGCTGACTACTACAAAACGCGCGTCGGAAAGAACTTCAGCCGTCATTTCGACGTGAAACAAAAGGGAAACCGAGGCAATATTTCGAGCGAATACAAAATGGTCGATCCATCTCAGCCGCTCGATTTGAAAGCATGGTGGCCGGATGCCGAGATGATAATTGGAACGGTGGACGTTGGTAAAGACCACTACTGGGTTGTGTTTCGCGCTTGGGCCGTGGTCAAAGGTAAGCTGTTTTCGCGTTTAGCGTGGTGCGGAATGGTGTTGAGTAAGAACGCTTTGCGAGAGTATCAACTTAACATCGGAGTGCACGACTACGGCGGACCGGAGAACATTTGGAGAGATGCAGCCGGGACTATTTCGATTCGGGGTAATGGTTGCGGAATGTTCATCGACGGAAACTACGACCGAGTTGGGCGAATCCGTAACCTTGCCGGGGAATACTCATGGGTTGTTTATCGAGGGAGGGACAAAAATAACAAGGCATTTGACAAGGATTATCGACATAAAGACCGAACATATCGACTCTATTCAGATTTTGAACTGATCGACCAATTCGACGGACAAGACATGCAGGGTCCTCCGGTCGTACAAATGCAATTCGCGTCTCAGCGTTGTCTTGACATACTTTTTGATATGCGAGACATCAGCGAGCCGGAGACAATTTGGACGCTACCGGCAGACATCCCGAACGAATACTTGCGGCATCTTGACTCGTGGCAGCGCAATCCGAAACCGGATGCGGACGAATTCGAATGGGAGCAGACCGGACGCGATGACCATTTGTTGGATTGCGAAAAGATGCAGATTGGTGTCCTTGCGACGCTTGGACTTGTCGGAGATGCACCTACAGTCAATTCGTGACATTTTGCTTGCAATCCCTTTCGATGTGGTCTTGATTGCCATTGTGTGAGAATAGTGTAGATTCATATTCGTTTCATTGTTTTGGGACCGAGCCCGGCATCCCTTTATGTGGTGCCGGGCTTTTTTGCCATCATTTCACAAGCAGTTGGCGAATTTGACTAACAAGTTGGCGAAAAATACCAACTTTTTATTTGACATGGCGAAAAATACAGTTTGGTTTCGGTTGCGTGGCGATAACTGTATCATACGGGCTTTACTTCGGATTCACGGCGGCTGAGATTGCAACGGAGGTTGCAAACTATAAGGCGGCGGTGAAGGCATCCGGGTCACAGATGGCGGCATCCGGAGGGGGTCGTATTGTATCGGGAAGCGTTGGAGGTCATAATGTTACGTTCTCTTTCCCCGCTGGTGTTTCATCGATTGAACAATGGGGGATTGAGCTGCAAAACGCGCAAGCGCAACTCGATGATGCGGGTATTCCGTATCCATCGCAGACCGTTGGAGGGGCGGCAACAGTCGTATGAATCCGGTAATCCTCGACCAATACGGAAGACCGGCAACATGGCATACCAAAAATTGGTATATTGGACCAGGTGACAGCTCGTTTCGTGCATCAGCACCAAGACTCGATGCGGATATTTCGCGGATGATTTCGCAATACCGACACAAACTCATGTTGTCGGACTCGCGGAACATCGTCAAAAGCTACTCATCCCTAGCCGGAGCACTCCAGCAAAAGGCCGATTTCGTATCTACAAACCTATGGGAACCAGTATTTGAAGGAGAGGATACAGAGTGGGGCGAGCTTGCAGAACGTGCTCTAATCAGGCACTTTACGCAATGTGATGTAAGAGGATCGCAACTGCGTTTTCAAAATTCATGGCGAATTGCTTCATGGCTTTTGGACGTCGATGGAGATTTTTTCAAGGTCAAAATTTGGTCAAACGGATTGCCAAAGGTGCAAAGCTTTGAGGCTCATCGGATTGCATCGGCTGACACGCATAGGATTTTAAATCCGCAACTATTCGAGAATTGTGACCCAGAAAGCCAAGAATTAGCGAAAACGCTTGAAGGGCAAAAGCTTGAAAACGGGATTGTAGTTGGCGAATATGGCGAACAGTTGGCAATTGTAATCACCGATGGCACTTGGCAATGCAACCCGATTGCGCTTGTTCCGGCGGGATCATACTGGCATGTTACGGAACCGGAATGGTTTAGCCAGAATCGCGGATTACCTAAGCTCATTTACGCAATTTACGATTGGTACGACCTGCAGGAGACACGCAACGCGGAGAAGATCAAGCAGAAGAACCAATCGAAGCTGTCGATCACCGAGGAAAACACAACCGGAGCAGCACCGGTTAATGGGCTTCGCGGAGGTGTTCAGGTTGCAAATGGTGCTCCGTCGGTTGAGTCGCTTGAAAACGGCCTGATACGCTACTTCAAGAGCAATTCGGGCAGCAAAATCAATTTCCTTGGCTCATCGACCCCGGGTGACTCGTGGCAGCGATTCGGGCAAACCATCGAGCAAGCGGCATTTTATGCGATCGGCTGGAACCGTGCATTACTCGATCCAACCGGGCTGTCATCGGCAAACGCTCATGCAGTTGCGGAGCAGATCAATTACAGCATTTTCAAACGGTTCGACAACCTCGCCTTTTTTGCGGCTCAAGAGATCCAATGGTATATCTCCGGTCTCATCAACATCGGTAGGCTACCGGCAAACAAGGAATGGTATAAGTGGAGCGTAGCACAGCCTCCGGAATATGCAGTTAACCAGAGCCGCAACAATGCCGCAACAATCGAAGCATTGAGGGCCGGGACCGAGACGCATCCTAGGGTAATCCGCGCGAAGGGTGGCAGACCGTTGCAATGGTTGCGGGAGCAAGCAAAATTTGTCGCACAGGCAAAGCGCATCGCCGAGGAGGAAGGTGTCGATCTTGTTGACCTGTTGCAACTTAGCAAACCAGGCGATCCAACAAACGGCGCATCATCGCAACCGAAACCACAGGAGGAAAACGACGAATGAGACTCCATATTTTAGACCATCTTATCAAAAACGAATGGGCAATTGATCGTGCGTATGCATCGCGTGTTTTGCCGTGGGTCATGGCAACAGTAAAAGCCGATATTGCAACACCAGATCCAACAATACAGCGCGAAAAGGCAGAACCGCAAAAGGTCGAATCCGATGGTATTGCATATCTTTTTGCATCCGGAACTGTTGGCAAATACATGGGAATGTCTGAATCAGGCATCGATTTGAAAGACCTCGATGCATCACTCCGGGCATTCGCCGCAGATCCGAATTTTTCAACGCTCATCCTGCATATCGATTCACCCGGCGGAACCGTTTACGGCGTGTCCCAGACTGCAAAGTTGATCGAGCGTATTAGAGCGAGTGGTAAAACAATCCTAGGATACACCGACACAATGGCTTGCAGCGCGGCTCAATGGATCATTGCAGCATGTGACAAGGTATTCGTCGATCAAAATGCGGACGTCGGTTCAATTGGAGTGTA